TCGCCTGCCTTGTTTCCCTGATTCTTTCTGCGCCCTCGCCAATGATCTCCTCATCAGCCGGTTTGTGTATATCAATTGTTGGCTTCATATTCTATCCCTGCGCTGATACTGTAATGGTTATTAAGAGTGCGTCACCGCTCTCCACATCCTTGTAAGATGTAAATGACGCAACCCCGTATAGGGTTCCCTCATCTTCGCCCTTCTTCTGGTGAGTTGTCATGAACACGCCACGCAATCTTGCGGGCTCTGAGATCATAACCTGAACGTCTGTTGCTGTGTAGGTGTACTTGTTGTCGACCAATCCGGTGTCTTCGAATGTTGCGTGTGGTCGGTTGTTACTAGTTGAACCGATGTATTCTACAAAGTTATGAACCTCTGCCGTGTCTTCAGGCGACACAGTGACATCAGTGCATAACCCGATATACCATTCAGGTTGTTCTGTATCACCGAAGGTGATGCCGAGCGCAATCTGTAATCCCTCGTTAACAACAAGGTTATTGTCGTTGACTGTCCAGACTACATTGCCATCGCGAATGCAGTCTATTTTGTAATTAGTCCCTAACTTTAGTTCGGGTAATCGACTTCGCGCCATTGGGTACTCTCCTCTGATACCGGCTCCCATAAGAACCTAGTGGATGCTGCTATTCTTTCTTTGATCGTAAGTTCTGCGTCTGCCATAACCTCTGGAGCGCAATGATTCCATGGGAATGCGTGATTAGGAACCCAATTCTGGTCATCCCCATCCCATCTCCCTCTGTATAGGCAGGCAGAATGAGACTCCACATCTGCATCCTGTGCAGCGTAGACCTCCGGCCATCCTTCCCAAGTCGGTTTCAATTCTGCACCGTAAGGGCTGAACCACTATGACGATCTTTGTCATCCTGCATTTGGATATTACTAATCGCCCTGTCGTACCCTGCTGCCCATAGTGCAGTCCTTGTGTCGTTCTGGACAAACGGCTCCATCTCCATCAGGGCTCCATACAGGTAGATATCAGGTGCATTCTGTAGTATCCAGTTTGATGTCGTTGTTCCGCCAAGGTGCGGGAACTTTGCCCAATAGAGCATTTCCATATTGTACACCCCGGCAGGGACAGGGCCTAACCGAATCTCATTGGCAATGATTGTGTAAAAGGATGGTTGGCCAGAACCAAGATTCCATGCCTCGTATATCTCCGGACTGACATAGCGCAGGGATACCGTCGGGTTTGAATTGAGCCTGAACTCTCTCATCTGCAGGAACCTCGGAGGTAGGGCGTAGTTCGCCTGTGCACCGATCGTGTCGGCCTCCCACTTCTGCTCCATCGACCTGAGCCTCAGTTCACGGTTGAATCGGGCTTCGCATAGTGATATAAAATCTGGAATAAACGCAGCCAAGTCATCTCTATCACTCCAATTTGCGATTGAAGTCTTTAGTTCATCATAGTTTCCGAATGCCATAGTTTATACCACGCTGTTGTGAGTTCTTAGAAATGCGTTGTCTGGGTCGTTCAGGTATTTCGCTAGTAATTCTGGGTTGTTTTCTATATCGCCGTTAGTTTCGATCATCCAATTCTGCCAGACGGTCAATGGGATACTCGCCACCTTTCGGCCCAGAGCGGTTGCGCTGGGATTATTAATACCCGAGTTCCGTTCTCTTGCATTCTGGTCGAGTATGGGCTGTGCGTCTTGCCACTTCGTAAGTGTAACCTTATTAGCAGACTCCTCAAATACCGTAGTGGTATGCTCATCTTTGTCAAAGATAGTTTTAGACATAACCTCTACCCCCCACTCGGGCCACCCTTTGTGGTTCCGCATAGGCTCTACGAAGTTCCTTCACTGGGTCCAACTTCTTCCCCTCAGGCTTCTTTTCTTTCTGTGTTCCGAAATGTTTTTTCTTGAGTTTCATCAGTATTTCAACCTATTCTTCCTTCTTCCCGTCTTATCTTTTCCAAATACTTCTGGCTTGATTCCAAACCCGCCACCGCCACCTGTTGACCTGCTCCTTCCTTTCTTTTTCGGCTTCGGTTCGTATTCTTTCTCAAACTTTCGTATCTCTCTGTCAATATCGTATACCCCGTACTCTTTTGGATACTTAACTATATCTTTTCTTTTGATAGGCATTCCCTCTTCACGGTAAAACTTAACCGCTTCTTTTATCGCTCGTCTTAGTTTCTTTCTTCCTCTCATGATTTATTCCTTTGTCTGGTACGTCAGGGTCTGTCTTATCTTCTATCTTGTCTTCATTCATTGGTTCTTATCCAATGGTAGGCCCCTCCCGAAGGAGGGGCTTTCCCAAGTGGTTTACGGAGTCGTCCAACCCGTAATTTTGCCGTTGGCCTCTTCGTTCTTGGAACGAAGGCCATACTCAACCACCAGCAACTGACTGATGGAGTCACCAGTACGGGCTAGTTCATGAGTCATGAACGGGCGCAGATAGGCCACATCCCAGAACTCATAGTCGAGCAAGTACGCCGTCTCGGCAGGCATCAGACGGTTCGGGACGATCGTCAGATTTCCGAAGTCGGAAACATAGATGTCCACCGCTGCTACCACGAAGGCAGGCGACTTGTTATTGGCAGCCGTCTCTAGATTAGAGACACTCTGAGAGAGTTGCGAGATTGCCATTTTAATGGCTCCATCGCACATCAGGACGGTAGGTTTCGCGCCAGCAGTCCAGCACAATTCCATACAATCACGGATGTCTTCCTCAGCAACTGGTCCGCCAGCAGCGACTACGTTAGACGTAATCCAGTTGCCGACAGAACCCGTAGAACGGGCACCAGCAGAGGTACCAGCAGCGGGGGCGGTCGCAAGTTCAAGCAACATTTTTTCCATGTCTAACTTGAGTTCTTTTGCCCGCTTAGCCATCTGGTAGGCTTGGGTTGATTTTCGACCTGCGAAGTCAACTGCTTCAGCAGTACCCGAAGACTGGACAGCCTTGGTGCTGATCTGCGTATAGTTGCCTATACGAGCAGGTTCGTCGCATTCGATTATGTCGGCATTATCGCCTTCTAACTGGCGGTTTGCGTTCCCGCCATTGAGCGTGTCGGTCTGCCACTCAAAGTAAGTATTGTCACAGGAACTGCGACCAATGCCACTCATGAAGGGCGTCTCTTCAGGCGCTATATTGTAGATGATATCTGAGAGGTCTTCTCGGATACCAGGAGCCCGATCAGGGCCACCTGTCGCAGTGTTATACGACAGTCTAGTATTGGTAGGTACGGTCATGATATTTTCCTCCTATATCAAGTCCTCGATCAGTCTAGCAGCGTCAACCGCTTTTCCAGACTTCTCTAGTTTAGATGAAAGTTCGGCTTTACGCCGTCTTGCTGCATCAGACTTGGAACGCTTGGTTCCTGGTTTTGCCATCTTGGGTCGGTTACGCACCTTCTTGGTTTTGACATCGGCTTTCTGAAGTTCATCATAGCGCATGGCTTTCAAAAGGACGTTGACTGATCTAGCATCGATCAGGGCGTCAACCTCTTCCTTAGCGTAGCCTTCTGCGAGAGCGTACTCCCGTATGCTCTTGGATATAGCGGGTTGCTTCTCGGCATCATTCCATTCAGGGATTAATTTCCCTAACATTGCGGTCTGCTCAACAACGGCTTCACGGTGCATTTTATCTGCATCGGCTTGCTGTTGCTGCTGTACGGCCTGCATCTGTCCGTGTACCGCTTGGATTCTCTCCTGTTCCTCACGGAACTCATCGCGCTTTGTAACATACGCGACAGGATCATCTGCCTTTAACTTCTCCCAATCTACCCCTTGATACCTCATAATACCAGCGTTAAGTTGTGCGCCCAATTGTCCTAGGGCCTGCTGATACTGCGAACGCTCGGTCTGCAAATTACCATACTCGGATTTGAATTGTTCTCGAACCTGTTCAATTTCCTTTCGGTCTTCTGCTAAAGCCTGCGTCTTTTTGGTGTAATCGGATTGCCTCGAATATCCTTCTAGAAGTTCATCAAATGAGACTTCGGTGTCTTCGCCGTTAACCTTCACGACGAATACTTCTTCCTCATCTGCGCCTTCTTCTTCGCGGTTATCCTCTGGTTCGTACTCCTCTTCGGATTCCTCCTCGGATTCGTCCTCTGCCTCAACTTCCTCGTCCTCTGATATAGGTTGCGATTCGGTTTCTTCTTCCTCTGCTACCTCTGGGCTGGCCTCTTCGGCTTCCAGAGTTTTGAGGATTGCTTCTTGAGCCTGAGCCAAATTCATGGCCTCGCTCAGTTGATCTGCGGGGGCCTCAGCCGTGTCCGCTGGTTTGTTGTCCATAATTTATTCCTTAGATGTATGGGTGAGTTTTAAGATA